GATCAACGATCTGACACAGATGAACTTCAAGTCTGTGCGGGTTATCATGGGGCCATCTTATGCTTCGCGCCGCGCCGAAGCTGTGCAGATCCTCACGCAGTTGATCCAGGCTATGCCGCAGATTGGCGAGATTGGCGGCGACATTGTTGCGCGCAACCTCGACTTCGACGGCTCGGAAGAATTGGCCGAACGCCTGCGTGCGGTTCTACCGCCACAAATCCTACAGATGGAGAACGGCGCCCAAGGCCAGCCGATGCAGCCGCCGCAAGACCCAATGGCCGACATGCAAATGCAGGCCCAGGCTAAAGCGGTGCAATCGCAGACCGAAGCCGAACAGGCCAAGGCCGACCAAGAGAAATCGAAAGCCGCTCAAGAGGCCCGCAAGGTCCAGGGCGTCGATCTCGACAATGCGTTGAAGTTGAAGAAGTTGCGTGAGCCGTCACCGCACCAAATGCGCGCCCAGGAACAGGGCGAGCCGATGGAAGCCGGAACCTAAAACCCTCAAAGGATTATCAATGGATATTGCCCAACCGGCAGCCCCAATAGTGGGCAGCCTGGACCCCGTCGCGTCTCAGGTTACGACGCAAAACGCAGAGCCAAACGCACCGCAGGCGGAAACGCCCGCTGGAACAGAGCAGCCCGCAAAGGCTGTAGAAGAGACCGCAGAGCAGAAAGCCGCTTCTGAGGAAACTCAGTCGCAGGATGGCGAACAGCCAAAGACGTGGAAGGAAAAGCGTCAGGAGCGCAACCGAGATCGCTGGCAGGCTTTCAAACAGGCGAAGGAAGTTCTCCCCGCCCGTCTAGAGTCGCTGGAAAAAGAGGTTGCGCGGCTTCGTGGCACGGCCCCGCCCGATTTCTCACAGATCGTAGATCCGAACGAGGAATTGGCGGAGCGCACCGCTTGGAAAGTCCAGCAGCGCCAGGCCGCAGATAGCGAAGCACGGTTGAACAGCGAACGGCAGACCGCCGCTGTTGAGCAGACGCGAGCCATGGCGGCAGCTTGGGAAGAATCAAAGCAGGAGGCGCGTGAGCGTATTCCGGACTTTGATCAGGTTGTCACCGACGCAACGCCGATCCACCAACGGGCTGCACCTTTCATTGTAGAGAGTGAGAAGGGTGCCGAAATCGCTTACTACCTCGGGAAGAACCCGAAGGCTGCAAACGATCTTTTCGAAAAATTCAATACGGCTCCTGCGCAAGCACTGATCGAGCTTGGACGTATCGAAGCGCGCTTGACCGCTCCGGCGCCCAAAACCCTATCAACCGCACCCAAACCCGCACCCACTCTAGGCGGCGGCGCGAACCCCCTGCAATTCGATGCAGCACGGGCCAGCGTTGACGATATGGCGGCACGCCTTCGCGCGTCCGGCCTAATCCGGTAAGGGGCAACCTGAAAGCCAACGGAAATGAGCAATACAACGCTTACCGCAGACGTGCTGGCCAAGATCGCGCTGCCGATTCTTGAAAACGAACTTGGTGTCATCAACAAGATGTACCGCGCGCACGAAGAGGAATTCTCCTCGACCGTGAACGGCTACAAGAAGGGCGATACGATTTCGATCCGTCGCCCTGCCGACTTTACGCTGCGCACTGGGCCCAATACGTCGGCTCAGGACGTTATCGAAGGCAAGACGACACTCACCATTGATCAGCAGATCGGTGTTGATTTCTCGTTCACTTCGAGCGACCTGACGTTGAAGGTCGAAGATATGGCCACCCGTATCATCAAGCCGGCCATGAGCACGATTGCCAACGGCATGGCGCTCGATTGCCTGACGCAGATGTACCGCGGCGTCTATAACTACGTCGGCACTCCCGGTCAGCGCGTTGACTCGTTTGCCGACTTCACCAAGGCGCCGGAACGCCTGGATGAGCTGGCCGCACCGTCTGACGGGCGTTCGGCCATTCTGTGCCCCAACGACTTCTGGGGCATGGTCGGATCAAATACGGCGCTGTTCAGCCCGGCAACGGTTGAAAAGGCCTTGCGCAACGGCGACCTCGGCAACATCGGCGGCATTGATATGCTGATGAGCCAAGTTGTCCCGACGCACACGGTTGGTGCGCTTGGTGGTACGCCGCTTGTGAACGGCGCGTCGCAGAGCGTCACCTATGATGCGGTCAAGAATACGTGGTCGCAGTCGCTGGTGACGGACGGTTGGGCCAACTCAGTAACGGACGTTTTGAAGGCTGGCGACGTCTTCACCATTGCTGGCGTCTACATGGTCAATGCGAAAACCAAAGCAGTGACCAACATCCTGCAACAGTTCGTTGTAGGGGCTGACGCAAACTCCGGCGCCGCCACGGGCCCGGCGACTTTGACGATCTCGCCGCCGATCATCGTCGCGGGTGCGTATCAGACCGTGAATGCGGCGCCGGCCGACAATGCGCCGATCACAATGGTTGGCTCTGCCGCCACGAACTACCGTCAGAACATGGCGTTCCATAAGAACGCCATGGCGTTGGCTGTGGTGCCCATGGAAATGCCGCAGGCAGCCTATGGCGGCTCGCGTCAGTCCTACAAGGGCCTCTCGGTGCGCCTGATCCCTGGCTACAACCACGCCACGGACGTCTCAAGCTGGCGCATGGATTTGCTCTATGGCCGCAAGCTGCTCGATCCGCGCGTTGCGACGCGATTTGCGGGCACGGCTTAACAATGACAGGGGCGGGGGAAACTCCGCCCCACAACCTTAACCAGAGGCGATGAAATGTCAGAGACGGACCGCAGAGTTTACATGTTCAAGGGCAATGAAGCCCGCTTATTCAATTCACCTGATGACGTTCCGGAAGGTGAAGGCTGGCAGGACGCGCCATATGACCTCGACACCGCGCCGGCCAGGAAACCCAAGAGCAAGAAGTCGGACGCAGAGCAGGTAGCAGACGAGGGCAAGCCTGATGGCGACAGCGACTGAAATTAGCACACGCGCTCTGCGGCGGGTTGGTGCCTTCGATGTTCTCGAAGCGCCGTCCGCCGTAGATGTGGCCAGCGCCACAGAAGCGCTAACCGCGATGATTGCAAGTTGGGAAGGTGAAGGTCTAAGCGGCGATATTCTGCCGATAGATGCACGCTTTGAGCAGGCCGTGATCGCGATGCTGGCGATGCGGCTCTGTGAGGAATACGGCAAGACGCCGGGTCCGGTGCTGGTTCGCGACGCTGATCGCGGTTGGTCAACGCTTCAAGCGGCATACTTTGCCGTTCCGGAATCGAAATTCGAGAACGCATTGCGCTTTACAGGGCAGGCCACAAACTACGGGTACATCACGGGCAATACTGTGGTGACGTATGACGCATGGCAGCCAGAGACGGCCTATGTGCTTCGCGCCTTTGTGATCAACAACGCCAATCGATATGAACTGGTGACGGCTGGAACATCGGCGTCATCGGGTGGGCCAACCGGCACGGATAGTGAAATCACGGACGGCACATGTGTGTGGTGCTGGCGCGGAGTAACCGCGGCATGACATGGACGCCCTTAGCCCTTCCGACCAAAAGCAACAAATCCCGCCTTGGGTTTGAAGGCTCAGCCCGCTTAATCAACGCCTACGTGGAAAGCACGGGGCAAGACGCCAAGGGCACGTATGCGATCTATGCCACTGAGGGGCTTGATACGTCATTTACGCCTGTCACGGGTAAAGTCTGGGGCATGATCGCAACAGAAAGCTATCTGTATGGCGTAACCGGAACGACGCTTTGGGCTATTGATACCGTCGGGGCGGTGACTGAAATCCTCACGCTGTCGGCAGAAGGGCCGGTGACGTTTGCGAGGAACCGTCGCTCACCCGCGACGCAAGTCGGCTTGGTTACGGCGGCAGACAATCGCTATTACACGATTGAAGGCGTGGTCGGGACGCTGAATACCGATCCTGATCTAGCAGGCACGCCAACGTCTATCGCGGTGAAAGACGGGTATTTCATCATCACGACGAACTTCAACCGGTTTTTCATCACCGGGGAAGACGACGCCACGAGCATTTCAGCGCTGGATTTCGGCAAGGCGCAGCGGTCACCGGATGAAATCTTACGGGTTATGCCGACTGAGACGGAAATCGCTCTGTTTGGTTCGGAATCCATTGAATGGCACCAGAATAACCCCAGTGAGATTGCGTCGTTTCCGTTTGTTCCGGTTCAATCGATCGATGTGGGTCTGTTGGCGCCGCAAGCCATCGTCAAACTGGATCGTGAGATTATTTGGCTCGCCTCTGACGGCACCGTAAAGCGCATGGTGGGCTATGGCGGGGAAGTGATTTCAAACCCCGATGTTCAGCGCGCTGTGGGGGAAGTGGAAGACAAGACCACGATTTCAGCCTTTGCGTGGCACTCGAAATCCATTGGTCATTCGTTCGTTGCTTTCACCTGTCCGCAGTGGACATGGGTTTATGACCTGAGAGAAGGCTCATGGGCAGAGCGGCAGAGCTATGGCGCCG